GAAACCTGCATTCGCACCTAATATAATACTGGTTTCTTCCGAAGGTGTCCAAGCGGTATTGTCTGCATCCATAACCTTAACATTGTTTAAATATATGTCTGTGTTCTCAGACGTGCCAGTAACCACGAAAACATTCAATCCGTGTGTGTTCCAATGCGGTTCATAAACTGATTGAGCGACAGTCCCAATAGAAGTACCGCCTAAATATAATTGCATGGTGTTTGAAGCTCCGTTGTTGTTTTTGTAAAATCTATAAGTAGCGTCTGAACCATGAAACAGCGTTCTGAAATTATTGTCATCAGCCGCAAAATCAGGCTTAAAAGCTATTGCTATTGTCTGATAAGTATTATTATAAATCCCACTAGCACTTGAATTAAGCAAATAATCAGAACTGCCATCTAAGTCCATACCAGGATTTTTAAAAGTAGGAAATGTCGTGCTGGTAGTTCCATCTCCTAATTTAAAATGTTTTCCATTCCCGCTTTTGTCGGTTGTAATTGCATTAGTTCCGTCAGAACTTTGCGAAGCCATGTCAAGCCATACATCAGCCATGTTCTGAAAGTTGAAAGTGGAATTGTCGTAAAGGTCGAGAGCTTCTTGTGCGGTTGTTAAATCATTCTTGATTGATACTGAATGGATTTTGCCATCAAAAGGATTAGCCCCGTCGTTCCTACCCCCAGCATAAAAATTCGTAGGTCTTTTCGCTGTCCAAGCCGTTCCGTTATTAGTCAATATTTGAGTTCCGTTAAGCCATACATTAGTTGCTCCCGATGTTCCACTAACTACCAAAACATTCCTTTGATTTGTTTTCCAATAAGCTCCGTATGTAGCTAAAGGAATAAAACTTATATCTACCCCGCCTAAATGAATCCTTAAAGTGTTACCATTTACTGTTTCCCTCTTTAAAGCAAAAAACCTATCACTCCCAGAAGTATCAAATAAGTAATGTATTTCATCAGAATCTGCACTAAAATCTGGCGTAAACTCCACGATTATACTTATCTTCGCACTACCCATCAAAGTATTCGGGATAGCATAAGTAACATAATCATTCGTGCCGTCAAAATCCGCACCCTCTTTTGTGAAAGTCAAAGCACCTGTTATCGTACCATTGTCTTTCGCAATAGCACTAGCAGAGCGTAAATCAAACGTCTTTACTACTTTATCAATCGCATTGTTTAATAATATTGGCATTTAATTAAGGGTTATTCTACTGGTAATTCCGGCGCCTTAGCTTCATCCCATGCCGCTTTCAATACATTCATTTCATTTATGAGGCTTTTTACTTGACCGGGTGTTAAATCACAATCACTTGCAATTTGTATAATCCCACCGTGTTTTGCAATTCCATCCAAGCCATCATAAACTTTGTCGGCTAAAGCTTGAACTTTTGCCTTTGTAATTTCCGGATCAGGCGTTGCCGGTGTCGGTTCCGGTAAAGCCGCAAAATAATTTTCTATCGCTTTTTTTGTGATCCCGGTTGAACTAATCACCGGGGCCATTTCTGCATATGTCATGTTTAATTATTGTTAAATATTACCATTGTTTTGTATATATTGTGTAATCTGAATCACCGTATGTTCCGGTTTGAGTTACCGTTGCCTTCACATATTTTGCATTTACTCTAGGCAATGAACATAGGTAAGCATCAGCCGTGTATGAATCGGTTGTTGTACCTGATACGTTAGTATGTCCAGCCGCCTTCACCTGTTGATATGTACATGAAGCCGCCGCCGTTCCATCATCTTGAGCCGTTACCCATACAGTCAATCTTAATGGATCAGTTCCCCCGGTCTTTTCATATTGTATTGCCCAATTCTTAAATGCCGAACAATTCATATAATAATTTGCAACCGTTCCGCCGGAAGCAACATTTGAAACGCTTGCTAAAGTTTGCCCCACATAATTTTGCGAATCCGGGTTTAAAACAATTGTTTGCGTTGCATCACTAGGTTGATTGTATCTTTTATCCGGCCCAAGTAATTCAACTCTAAATGTTGATGTACTTGAAAATGCCGCCCCCGCTACTGTTAATCTTTTATTGCTTGAGTTCCAAGCAAAAGCATTTGAAGCCGGTGTATATTCTGTTGCCATTCCGCTTGCCGGAAATTCCACTACCTTACTAATCTCTTCCACTACCGGTGTATATGATAATCCACTTAACACCAATTGTGTTGATGTTGAATGTGTAACTGTAAAATCTCTAGGTGATTTGTAAACTGTATCACCACCACCGGATGATCCACCGGTTACTTCCGCTTTCAATAATGAAGCCGTGCTATTTCTAACATAAAGATAATCTGCGGCATCAAGTGATGCTGTCAAATTACCCGTTACCACTATTGCCGAATAGGTTTTTCCATCCAACACAAGTGATTTGAATTTGCCCATCTCTCTGGCATTTTTACCAGATGAAGCTAAATGTATTATTCCTTCCATGATTTAAAGTGTTAATTTTAATTGGTTTAACGTGACGGCCAACTTAAGCGCACCACTCTTATTTATAAATTTGCTTATCTTTACCCCTTAACTTAATAAGGGGTAAAAGAAACAAATTAAAGACAATCTAAGTAAACCGGAACACCTTTATCTGCATTTGCATTTGCAAGCGCAACAGTTCCAACATTGTATACATCATCCGGTGTTTCACCATTTGCATACTTTTTAACTGAACCTGTTGTGTCATCACCCGGACTGCATGGTTCCCCTGCTGTCATTGCTTCCCCTGCTTTTACTTCTGCAAGGCCCTGACATTTAATCCAAGTATAGTTCCCGGCTGTTACTGTGCAAACTGCAACACCAAGTACTTTTTGAAGTAATGTTGTAATTGGTGATAATTCAACTTGCCACGGAGAAAAGATGATTCCATCCGAATCTGCAACCGCTAAAGCTGTATCCAATGCGGCATCAAGATAAAGTTCTGTTGAATTGTTTTTAACAATACGTCTTAACTGACCTTCACCTGTACCATCATTAATGTAAAGATAACATCCATTCCAAAACCCTGCGGTCCAAGCCGCACCTGACTGCGTAACAATTCTTTTATGCCAAGTTGAACCTGTTGCAAGGTTTGATGATAATGTATCTTCATTCGATAAACCAGAAGTATAACCGCTTTGTTTTACAATCTGACCTCTTGAAAGGGCATCTTTTGTTTTAACATAGCGATACATTTCTCCAAGTTCGTTCGTTGCAACCGAACCCAATTCTTCTGATGCAACTAATTCATTTGTGCTGTCCAGTTTTGAAGCCGGAAGCATTTTTGTAAATCTCATGTTTGATGATTTATTAATAAATAAAAAGTTTTACCACTTAAGTATGGTAAATAATACGATACGTTCCTGCGACATTTCCGGTTGTTCCTGATCCAAGATCACCGATAACATAACCGGCTGAACTTGTAACCTTAAGGATTGACCCTGTTGCGGTTCCGGCAATGCTATATCTAGCAACTGCATTAAGGCTTTTACCTACATACATTTGATCAGCACTTGCCCCTGCAACCATGTTAGTACCAACATCAAGAGTACCTGCGGCACCCCCGGCTGTTGTTATATCAACCTCAACATCATCAACAAAAATTGTTGAACTTTCCGGATTTTGAACTGCGAATATATAGCTTGCCGAAGCATTAGCCATATTAAAGCTTCCGGTAATAATCTTCTGAACAGAAGATGCTAAATCAGTTTCGTGAACTGCACCATCCTCAAGTTCCGAAGTTCCAATTGCACCGGCACCAATATCCGCCGCCGCATATGTGCCGCCTCTCTTTAAAAACGGATCGTATCTACTAGCTATTAGAGCCATTTTTGATTGTTGTTAAAGAATTAAGCGGTTTTACCTGTAAGTTTACCCTGACGTTTACAGTTTGAACATGTAAGGTTTCCAGTCCAAAGAATGAAGGCAACCTTTGCGTTCTGATTTGTCGGGATTCTAAATTCCGTAGTTTTGAAGTTTACGGCCGGATCGTATCTAAGTGCAAAGTATTTTGTATTCAAGAAATACATTACACCTGATGGGCACTGTTCATCCCATACGATAGGAACTGAATGGAACACATAGTTATCAAAACCTGAATCCGCAAGCTTTGTGTTAGTCAATCTAAGGTGAGGTTCCACAAGGGCCATATAAGCTTCTATAAGCGTTTGTGTAGTTACAATCAAGTCCGCTTTATCTGTACCACCTTTTGACGGTGTCATTAAAGCTGTTCTCATGTAATCAAGCGTTAAAGAAGCGGCTGTGTTTTCCTCATAAGATTGCCACCATGAATTTGCCGACCTGTCAATATTTCCATATGTACCTGAACTTTCAATCATAGCACCAAAACCTGTTAGTGCTTTATTGAAGTTTCCGGTTCCATCACCGTACATATCTTCGTTCATTTCTTCCATTAATGAACTAGATGCGTTGCGGAAACGTGCATCAATCAAATTGATTGCCGCCGCTTCACCTTTGTTTTGAGTTTCCTCAAGACCACTAATTGAAACGCTAACTGCATATTCTTTCCAGTTAAATTGCGCATTAGTCGCAATAGTCTGCGGTGTTGTGTCTAACAAGTCATATCCTGAATATGAACCTGCTGTGCTGTTTTTAACGTACATCAATGGTTCAAGGATTAAAGCACCACCATCACAAGGTTTCTGATTAGCTTTCATCTTTGACATTAAAGCCGAACTTTGAAATATGTTATCAACAAGCTGTTTCTGCGCAAACTTTTCAAGAGTGGTTGACAGTACATCAGTACTGTAATTTGAATTTCCAGCCACGATATTGTTGTGTTAAAGAATTAAGAATAACCGTGTTGCTTTTTGGCACTCTTATAAATGCTTGCAATATCATCCAAGTTTGGAGATTCCGCAACTGCACTTGATGGAGTGCTTTTAATAACACCGGCCTTTTTCTTATTCTCTATATTGGCATAAGCTTTTTGAAGTCCTGCATTTTCCCTTTCGTCATATGTGAGTACTTTATACGCCTGTTCAAAGTTTAATCCGGGATTCTTTTGTATCATCATTGCAATCTCCGGTTCCCTTTGTTTAAAGTCATCACCATATGTTGCTCTTACCTGTTCAAGTTCCTTTGCCGTTCTGTCCTGAACAATTTGTTGATTGATTGGTTTAATGTATTGTTCCACTTGTTTTGCAACATATCCGTTAAGCCATTCCATTGTTGCCTTCTGTTCCGGGGTTAGATTGTTCATATCTACACCCATTTCATCAGCAAGTTGTTGTCTTTGTTCGTGATATTGCGGCCGGGCTTGAGCATTACGCAATTGGGTTTCTTGCAATTCTCTATAAGCTTGAGCATCTTTACGATCCTGACTAAGCCCCTGCATCTTCGCCGTGAAAGTCTTATTCATCCTTTCCCATTGTTTTTGCAATTCCGGGGGAACGTCATCTTTACTCATAAAGATTGGTTCTTCTGTGCCTTGATCTTCTGTGTTGCCTTCACCGGCAACATCTTGAGATTGTACATCAGCATTTTGAACGCCTTGATCCTGAACTTCACCTTCTGATTGTGCTAATTGGCCTTGATCTTCGGCTTGCTCGGATTGTACGTTTTGTTTATCCATATAAAGAGATTAAGAATATTGAGGGTTTAAAGCCTCTTAGCAGAATGTAAACCATACTCGGCGTATAATTTTCCATTCTGCTAGCAAACTTTAATTTCAATTTACATTGGCATTGGCGGCATCCCCATTTCCGGACCCACTGGCGGTGCCATATTTCCCATCATGGGATTCGTTGGTGGTTGTGAAGGAGTTTGCATTGGCGGCACCATACCGCCCGGCATCATCCCCCCTAACCTTCCCGGTCCGGGTACTTGTGGATTTTCTTGCTGTACAGGCTCTTCCGGCTGTACTTCCGGTTCTTCTTTCATAAACTTATCAACATCCTTTAATTCACCTGATTCCTTTAATGCTTCCCTTGTTAATTCTTGCTTATTAATAAATTCATTATCTGAAAACGTTTTATATATACTAAGCCATCTAGCACTTCTAGCTTCCCGGTTTACCGGCATTGTACTTCCGGCTTCGCTTATATAATCATATTCCCCTATAATATCTTTTGGCACGACCTTTTCCCATCTTGCATTTTTATCACCACTTATCTTCACCATTCTTTCACGATCCCCATATTGTAAATATAATGCAATAAGCATTTCCGCAAGTTCCTCATAAAACCTTTCAAGCTTCCTAACTTTTTCCCGGATACGCCTTTGTGTTGCTTCGCTCATTATGGCAACACCTGTTGCGCTTTCAACCTGTCTTTCGTTTCCGCCTGATTCATATTCATTTATACCTGTTGCCCTTGCTATATCTTCCTTAATGATTCCATCATAATTATATACATCAGCACCCAACTGATTCGGTGTTATATCTTGAATTGCACCCATCTTTCCGGCTTTAACCTCAACAAGTACACCGGGCCTTGGATCACGCAATTGCGCTAATCCTTTTGCATCCACCGCACCCTTTTCAACTCTACGTTGTGGATTTACCGCTTTTTTGTTTGCCGTTGCAATTGTTTGCCTGTTAGTATCAAGTTCATTTTGTAATCTTTCAATTTGCCTTACCTCACTAATGTTATAAGCACTATGAAAATCTTTATAATTCGGCAATTCAATATAAGGGAATTTACCATGATCATATGGCATTGGAACAACACTTAATAATTCCTTATCGGTAAACATTGCTTTACATTTAACAACTTTATTGTTTTTATCCATTATCTTCCCCCATCCCTCATAAATCCGCACACGCTTTGTTTCATCTTCCCGGATTGATTGATTGTTTTGCTTCCAATCCTTATACGTTTCCACTTCATAATCAGCTTCAAATTCCTTTCCAAACTCCGCTTCCGCTAAATCCTTTTTCATTGGTATTTCTTCAAAAATCCATTCGCTTTCTTGGATAGTATCGGCATCCGGCATCTTATAAATTCTATAAGGATTTTTAACGTCTACGGCCGGATCATCCTTTAAAGGCTTTTCCTCTTTGTATTTTTCATCTTTTACAATTTCAACTTCTTTTTTTCTAAATACCCCCTTCTTAACTGTCTTTATCACCTTGCGTGTCTTTTCTTCTTGATCACCTTCATATTCCCAATATGCTTTAACATAACCCTGCCCGGTCAATAAAGAATCCGGGAAAACAAATTCATTCACCTTTTCATAAATCTTCAATGTGTCAAAACTATAATCCAATAATGCTTGCACCTTTTCAACCTTATCCCCTTCATCGTCCATCCCTCTTGGTAATAAGTTAATTTCTGCACGCTTATCATGCGTTGCGGAAATAATTGTTTGAATTGAATTGAATACATAATTGGCAATCATCTTTGCGTTCTTTTCACTTTTCCTATCTGTTGCCTGTACATTGGTTCCGCTAGATTTGCCCATCCGGTATTGCCTTATAAACCTATCCCAATCTTCCGCTTGCTCTTTATGTGCCGCCTTCGCAATCGCTAAATTTGATTTAAGCATCTTTAAAAAGTCATCCTTATCACTAAGCTTATAACCTGTTAAATCAATTTTTTCTTTTGTACTAGCCATATTTTTTAGTTAATTCGTTATCAAATTTTCTCATTTGTTCCGGGCTTATCTGTCCACGGTTTAAACATTCTTCAAGTCCTTCCCTCATTGCTTCTTTATGTTTCCTATCGTTTTCCCTTTGTAATTGTGCTTTTCTAACATTTATTTCATGTTCACTCACTCTGTCAATTTCCGGATGTTTGCGCATCCCTTCACGCCAATCATCACCAAACGTTTCTTTTAACATTTTTAATTCCTTATGATTCGCTGTTCTTTGATGATTCATATTGTAAAATTAATTTAATTAAATCTTGTTTAGTGCGCCATTTTGCCCTTGCCTTTTCATCATCTGTCGGCCTGTCATTTCCGGCAAGATGGTCTACCATTAAAGCAATATCATAACTTTTTGCCAATTGCCTTATATCGTTCCAACTCATTTCATTTATCTGTTGTGTTCTTTTAATTGGATCAAATTTATTTTCTATTGCCAATTCCGTTTCCCCTTGCTCCACTTCATCCCGGGATTTGAACTTGCTTCCTGCACAATGTTTCCACGCAACATCAAGCGTATCATCAAAAGAATTACAATGATAATAATTCCCTTGTCTAATTTTTGAATCCGGATCAGTTACCGCCTGAACTTTGCATTGCATGTTTTTGCAATTCCAACACTTTTCAAATGGTAATCCTGCGAATTTATTCATATGTATAAAGTTATTGATTAACGTGTTTTAAGATTTATCCTTTCAAGCTGATCCGCAATCCGGGTTAATACTTCCGCAATTGCAATTAAGGCATCCGCTTGTGTGGGCTTCTTATTCTTTAAAGCCTGTATGTCTTGATTTAATTCTTTTGCTAGCTTCATTTCTTGAATCGTTAAGTGTTTTTTTTCCCCACTTTTCGGGATCATAATATTTAATTTCAATTATTCCAATCACTCCGCCATCACGTTTTTCCATCATTACAAGTTCCCCCAATTCTTTTGCTTTATCTAATACCTTATCAAGTCTATCCGTTTTAAATCCTGTTTCTAAATCCATATTATTTACATTAAGAATCCAATTTCCTCTTCCATTTCTTTTTCTCTAAACTCTTCCCTAAACCTTGCAAAACTATATTCTGGTATTTCTTCTTTTTCTTCCGGGTAATCATAGTGTTCCGGCCTTGCCATTACAATATATCTCATTACGTCCACTAAATCATCTTTTACTTTTAACGGTGCTTCCTTTTGATGTAACACCCCATTAATCAATCTAGGCTTTTCCCACTGATACTGCGTAATCTCTTCAATTAGTTTCCGACAAGTATTGAATATGTATAACGTCTTATTCTTTAATCTTAACTTTACTCTATTGATCCCGGCCTTAACATCATTGTTAGCCTTTACCGCATCAATACCTTGCTCCGCTAATTGTTGCTTTACATTTTCACCGCTTGTTTGCTCTATCTTCGCACTTGATGGATCAATAACTGTTGACTGCATTTCCCGACCATCCCTTTTAAATCTGATTGCTTCCGCAACTTCATCAATCTTCTTATTGCTTTCACGCCATTCATCCACTATGTATAAATTGTTTTCCTTATCTTCGTAAGCTATTAAGTAAGCAAACGGATGCTTTACCCCGGGATCAAGTCCATCAAATAATTGAGCATTTTTCGGCAAATTAAATGGTTCAATTACATGTATCTTCTCATCAAACTCTTCATATATCTGGCCTTCAAACACTTCCCATGATCCTTTTACATACCGGTTATATATTCCATCTGGTAACTTTTCAAGCGATTCAATATAATCCTTTGGCAAGTGTGCTTTATTCTCATATGTTGTTGCTTCAATTAAATCATAATTCTCCGGGTCCTTTGTCTTTTTAGCTTTCCATCGGTTCCAAATCCAGTTATGGCCTTCCATATTGAATGTAATGAATCCTTGCCTGTATTTTACCGTTGTTCTTCTTAGACGACCTTGCAAGAATGTAAATGCCATTTCCGGTATCTCTTCCGCCTGATCCATCCAGAAGCCTGATAAATTCAAGTTTGTAAGTGAGCCTAAATTGTCAAGGTGCCTAAATAATATTTCACATCCATTCGGTAATACATATTTCATTTCCCCTCTTTTATACTCTCCAAATTTACCTTCTTCCCCATATAAACTTAAAAAATCTCTTAATGTTGAATCCCTTAAATCCGTAAAGTTCTTTCGTCCGACTACGAATAGTCCGTCCGGGTCCTGCTCACAAAATGCGTAAGTTTTCAATATGCCTGCAAGCGTTTTGCCATTTCCCCATCCGCCGCCATATCCGGGGAATTTTGCTTTTGATTCAAAGAAGTCATATTGTTTTGGCGACAAGTCATATATAATTTCATGTTCTTGCATACTATGTGTTAGCTTTTCTGACTATGATCCGGCTTGTTACTTCCCCACTATGTTCCACATCTTGCTTATCCCTCATATCAGTTATGTTTTTTGCTGTGAATATTGCGAACGTTGAATTATATTGACCATCAAGCGCATTATTCACTAACATTTCCTTTTGTAATTCTTTTGCTTTCTTATATGTTTCGGAAAACTCTGGATGTTTTAGCTTACCTTCTGCGTCTTTTCCATGTGCCCATTCATGCAATGTATCATGGCAAACTCCTATTTTCCGGGCAAAGGCCGATATATGCGGCAAGCTGTTCGCTCTTCTTCCAATCTCCCTTTTAACCTTCTTTCCATTCTTAAATGTAATAGTTTCGTAAATTGGTATTGTGTATTCCCTATCAAAAAACTCAATCATCATATCGTTATATTCCGGCTTGTAAGCCGTTGGCCTTCCAGTTTTCTTTTTCACTTTTACTCTTGGCGTTGCCATACTTATATAATTAATAAGCCCCGGCCATCATCTGGCCCGGACTGTTTAATACTGATCTTCCCATTGGCCGCATGCCCATTGGCATCCTTTGGCCCATCATCCCCGGGTTCCTATCCGGCCTTATTCCCGGCGGCTGTATTCCCATTTCCGACCCGGCACTTGGCATTAACCTTCCTCTTTGTGAACCTTCTAACATCATTTGCCGTGCTTGTGCCATTTGAAGTATCTGCGGATCAATTGACCTACTTGCAAGACCGCCTAGCGGAACATTGAATCTGTTTTGAATCTGTTGATCCATCCCACCACCTATGCCCTGTATATAATTATTTCCTTCCCTATCCCATCTTTTCGCTATTCCCGGATGTTGAGAATACATAAATTTCCTTTGTTGTTCTGATTGATAAGGCATGATGAATTTAATTAATTTGATAATAAACAGTCTAGGGCGGCCGACAAGCTGTTTTTCCAAAGGGAATTGATATTGATAACCGCCCTACGGTTGGGCAACATTTATAAATAAATGAATTGCGCCGTCTTATGTAATACCTTTTTCCAATGGATACGGACCGTGAGCGGCCCTAAACTATTTATTAAATATCTCATAATCACATTAAAAGAAAAGCCCTTAAATGTTAAAGGC